ACTCTTAAAAAAACAGGAGACTCTGCTTTTTTATCGTCTGGGCTGACAGGTGGCAACTGGGCGGGATCGCCAACCCACAAAAGCCTGGGGCTTGATTTGTTATTGGCTTCACACAGGCCGGCGAATGCTTCATACATGGCGTCGTCAACCATGCTCGCCTCATCAATAACGACCACATCCACTCCAGAAAGCCTGTGAGCGCCTGACGGAACAGATGACTGGCTTTTAGGGCTGAACCGCCAACCAAGTGCACTGTATATCGTGGATGCCTCTACAGAGTCTCTGACAGCCTCGGGGATGGCTTTCTTTATCTGAGCCACGGCGTTGTGGGCGTGTGCGCATAGGTGGACGCTGTAGCCCTTGCTAACAAGAACCTCAACGATATGGCCAACGGTAAAGGTTTTTCCGGTTCCGGCAGATCCGGCAAGAACGGTTTGCTTATGATCCGTTTGGCCGGTCAAGCATTGAAGTATCGCCTTGGCGGCTTCTGATTGGTGCGGAGTTAGGGTAGTCATAGATCAATACATCCTTTGAGCAAGGTGAGAAAGGGGAAGTGGCTGCTCGATTCTCAGGCCGAGCAAGGGTTGCAACCCTCTGCCACTGTTTGATGATGCCAAAGCTGGCGCGTTTTGGCAATATTTTAATGCTTAATCTTGATTTGCACGGTGTGCAAAGTGCGTGCACGGTCGTTTTTTTATATTATTCAGTATCTTAACACCAGCTGTGCGGTGTGCAGTGTGCAATCCCTCTATTATTACTCTATATAAGAGGTTTCTGCACGAACGGTAACTAAAGGTTTGTTTTTGAAAAAGAATTAGGTGTGCACGAACCGTGCAGCGTGCGTGCACGGTAGACACAAAAAACCCCGCACTGGGCGGGGTTTGAGGTTTTCTTTTGATTAAATGAGGTCATGGAATAACTGTACGCGCCTACTTGCTGGCAATCAAGTATTTGTTTGCCCTTCCGTCTTTGCTGGCAATGACAACGCCATCATCAGCAAGAGAATTAAGCATGGCTTCCTTTTCATCTGTTAACAGCTTCCTGAAAGAAAAACATTTCTGCCCGATGTCTCTAGCCGTCAAAGGTGTTTTGTTGTTCATTAGAACTTCAAGAACAAGCTGCATCGTGTCCGGCTTGCCGTCCGTGTCCCGGCTGCTAACCTCAAGACGCGGCATCGTCAGGCGCAGGCATCGCTCGCACCACGTCAGGCACCACTGCATAATTTTTGGCGTTACTACTGGGTACTCGGGCGACTCCCAAGAAGCAAGGCACGCTGCCAGCCTTATAGCCGTTTCACGGTAGCCGTAAACGAAGCCTTTATATTGTGACCTGGCGTCAACGTCCATGTATGCGTACATTTTGTCGCGCCATTCTTTTACCATTTTGCTAACAGTGCTTTTTTCCCATTCAACCACCGTAACGCTTGGCTCAATCCCGCAGTTCTGCTCAGCGCCCGCCATTCCTTTAACGTCAGCCAAAGCCTTCACCAGTGCAGTGACAGATTTTGGTATGGGCTTTCCGCGCTCGGGGTGGTGTCCTTGCAGAATGTCGCCGCCTGGGATAATCGCCATATCGTGAAGAGTGCCGCGACCGTACTCATTGCGTGACGCCATAGAGTCAAGATGGGCCTCTGATATAAAAGCCAGAACCGTGATAGAGGGCGAGTGAATATCACACTCGCTAATTGTTCTCATTTTTTGACCAACAACGCCAGCAGCTTCTGGGTCAAGGTACTGAGTGTCGCCGCTATAGCATTTTTGCAGTGCGCTAAGCACCCCCTCATAAGCCCCGTTGGTTTGCCGCTTTGCCCCCTGCACAAGCGTTCCATAGGTGTCTGTCACCCAGAACAATCTAGGATGCCGGAACAAATGCCGGTATACCGCTTGCCTGGTTGATATATCACCTGTGTGCAGGGCATTACGCTCGCCCAGCTTTGCGCATAGGGTCGCTACTGGGTTAGTGAGTAGCCGAACCCCTGAGAGACTACTGTCAGTTACGCCAAGGTAAGCCGCCGCCGGCTGGCTATCGTGTGTCACGTATCGCCGTGAAGTTACCGAACAAGCAAAGGCAAGGACAGATTGAGTTAAGGCGTCTTTTTTTACCGTATGGACGCCGCTGGCAATCCACTGTTCAGCATCCCTTAAAGCGCCAACGGGTAATGGCCCAGGGTGCGGGGCTGTGATCACCTCCGGCTTTCTTTCTTCTTTTGGCTTAACATGGTCGCTTAGTTTTTGGACATTCTTGCCCATTATACCGTCAACCATTTTTTGAGACTGCTCATCTAAGGGAGCCGATTCGCGCTCAATTCCCAATAACTTGGCCGCACTACTAGCCGCCGCCGCCATGTTGCCGTTATGTTCTACCTGACAAAATACGCTGAACGCATCGTGTGAGTGCCCATCCGCCAATGGGTCGCTGCCGTGATGACTATAGACGCGTGCGGGGTCACTGTCTGGCAGCATGATAACGCCGGGTATGCCGCTAGTGCTGTTCGGGCAGCGCCACCGCTTGCCGGCTTTTTTGTAGCTGTTTGCCTCTAATATATTTCCAGGCTCATAATTTTGATTGAACTGACCTATAACCCCGCCGTTTTCATTTTCGCCCTTGTAGGCTTTCGGCTTCACTCCGGTTGGTATTCGGCTAGTGTCTTGCTTGGCCCATGGGCAAGCGTCTTTCATGGCGTCTTTTGCTATCTCCCAGTTCTGCCATGCGTTCAATAAATTAAAAGGAAGATCCGGTAATTTTTCCCAGTCGCCTATCCACTGATATGGCTTTCCGGTGTCTGGGTGTATAGATGGCGGTAGAACGTCCTGTGTGCCGCCAGCGCGGAATTCAATCACACATCCTATGTCTGGCCAGCTCAGGGCGTGACGCTTTGCCGGTAGTTCTGGCGGTGCTTTATAGATCAGCTTGGCCCGGTTGTCGCGCCCGCTGCTAATCTGTACGCCTTCTGATAACAGCGCGTCCATATCAACGCCGATTGCTTCTAGTGCCGTTCTTGAGTGTTCCAGGTTGTCTATGTCAATGGTGCAGGTTCCTGACAGCCGGTGGATTATACCGATGTTGTTGGTGCACTCATCGGCGCTAATCCCCTTTTTCTGCCACGTTTTGCCGCTTGGCACTTTAGTTCCCTTGCGAACGTCACACAAAGACCAGCCATTTTCTATATATTCCTGAGCCTGTTTTTTAATCATTCGTGTTCACCAGATGCTGTACTTAGACTGCCACCAAAATCTCGAAGCCATGGCATCTCAAAGGGTGAAATAATAAACGTGTCCCCGTTATTATCTTGCTTAAAAACAAAACACTGCCTCATCTCGAAAGAGCCTGGGTCAGGTATAAAAAACACGTACGGCCCCTCTCTGATATCCCCCTCCCATCCAACTTTCTTGGCAAGACTTTTTCCAAACTCCCATAAGGACAAGACAGATGAAACAGATGAGTATTGGTTTTCAGCTTTAAAATCATCAGTAATTTCCCCAGGAACTGATTTTGCGCTATTAGCTAGCCTTATAACGTAATCCTCAAGAAGTATTAGATTATTAAACCCATTGTCTATAGGGGGCGTGCCGTAAGCATAGTATTTTGACATCATTTTTTCTCCAGGTAAGAAATTATAGCCACCATCACATCAAAGCTAGGATTTTTTGCAGTCCCGTTCTGGATTCGTCGCAGCGTTTCGTGGTGAACGCCCGTCTTGCGGGAGACTGCCATCATGTTTCGGTCTGCCAGCATTTCTTTAACTTCCTCTAACGTCATCATAGTATTTTTTCCTATTTGGTGTTGACTGTCACTAAATTATGCATTATATTTGTCTGGCAGTCAACGAATAACACAACGCAAAGAAGGAAGGAAAAAATGACAGAGCACACTATAGCCCAGCTCGCTAAAGATTGGAGAGAAGCAAAAACCGCCGAAAACACCTCAAGAGATTTCCGGCTAGAAACCGAAGGAAAAATAATTGACTTGGCTGGAATGAAGGCTGAGGGAAGCCAGACACATGATGCCGGCACGTACAAGATAACGGTAACGTCTAGCATGACAAGAAAACTGGATGAGAAAAAGTGGAAAGAAATAGAGTCAAGCATTCCAGAGGATCTGCGCCCCGTCAATTATAAGCCGTCTATTGACCTTAAAGGCATTCGATACCTTCAAGAAAATTACCCGGAAACCTACGCAATCGTTGCCAAGGCGCTGACTGTAACCCCCGCCAAGCCAAGCGTAAAAGTAGAGGACAAATAATCATGGCTTTTGACCTATCAAGCATTCAGCAAGGCGCTGACCCTCGCGCCCCTTTAATTGTTATTCATGGTGCTCCAGAAGCCGGCAAGACAACATTTGCAGCCAGCGCACCAGATGCAATTTTTATCAGGGCAGAAGACGGTCTAGGAATAAACGACGTTCCAACCTTTCCTGTTGTTCAAACCATTGCCGATGTCATGGCCGCTATTGCATCGTTGTATTCAGAGCATCCTTACAAAACTGTTGTGATTGACAGCCTTTCAGCTCTTGAGCCTCTGATCTGGGATCAGGTTGCAAAGGACCAGGACAAAGATAGCATCGAAGATATTGGATTCGCCAAGGGCTACATCTTTGCCATGGAATATTGGCGGGATCTTGTTAAGGCTGTTCTTGGCCTGGCAAAACGTGGCGTGACTCCTGTTCTGATTGCGCATAGTGACATTGTGAAGTTTGATCCGCCAGACGGCGAGCCGTATGACCGTTATCAGATTAAGCTCCACAAGCGGGCATTTGCCTACCTGTATGAGCAGGCGGACATTATCGGCTTTGCACATAAGCCGGTATACGTTAAGAAAACTGACAAAGACGACAAGCAAGGAAAGGCAAAAAGTAAAGGCCAGAGATTGCTCAGGGTGTCAGAATCGGCCGCAGTGATTGCAAAAAACCGCTACGCAATGCCGGAAGAAATACCACTAGAATGGCAGGCGCTTGCAAATAGCGTTCCGTTTTATGCACAAAGCACCGAAGTAAACACCGAAACCCAAACCGAAGACGAGGAATAAATCATGCAATTTAACAACTTCAACGCTAACGACATCGCAGAACAAGACAGCTTTGAGCCAATCCCTGCGGGCTGGTATACGGCCATGATTACTGAATCCGAGGAAAAGCCCACCAAGTCCGGCAACGGCAGTTACTTGCAGCTTCGTCTTGATATTATCAATGGCGAATTTGAGAACCGGGTGATCTTTGAGCGGCTGAACTTGGACAACCCAAACGAGACAGCCGTGCAGATTGCACAGCGTACACTGGCCAGCATTTGTCGTGCCGTTGGCATCATGCAACCAAAGTCATCGGATGACCTGAAAGAAACTCCTTTTATGGTAAAGGTAGGTATTCAGCCAGCGTCAGGTAACTACGAGGCAAGTAATAACGTAAAGGGCTATGCCCCGGTTGATGGAGCACAGAAAACGGCTCCTGTAAGCCCTAAGGCGTCAGCATCAAAGCCAGCGGAAGCGCCAAAGGCAAGCAAGAAGCCTTGGGAGTAAGTTAACGGGGCGGCTTCGGTCGCCCTATCTTTTAAAGGAGGCGCATCATGTCTAAAAAAGAATGCAAGAAGTGTTTTGACATTAAGAGCTATTTCGATTTTTCAGAAAAAAAAAGTGCTAGTGACGGGCTTCAAGCCCGCTGCAAATCTTGCATATCTGAAGATAGCGCCGAATACCGATTGGCAAACAAGAAATCTATAGCTTCGCGAGCGGCAAAATATTATTCATCAAATAAGGAAAGAATAGCCAATTCCGTCAACAAAGAGTTGAAATCTAAATATAACGCCGAATACCATCAAAAAAACAAAGAAGCAATATACAAACGCTATTCCGAATACCGAAAAAATAGACTAATAACAGATCCAGCGTTTGCACTTAAGCACAGAATTGGAACTCTAATAAGGCAATCAATAACAAGCAAAAGCTACACAAAAAAAAGTCTTACAGCAGAAATATTAGGGTGCACAGCGTCTGAGTTTTGCAACCATATAGAGCGTCAATTCACAAAAGGAATGAACTGGGAAAACAGGGACAAGTGGCACCTTGATCACATAGTTCCTATCAGCAGCGCAGAGACCGAAGAAGATGTAATACGGCTAAGCCATTATCTAAATTTGCGCCCTCTATGGGCAGAAGAAAACCTATCAAAATCAAACAAACAAACGCATCTAATTTAATTACAGAAAGAAGGAAATAAATAATGAATGAAATAGCGAACCAAATATACAGATCCTACGAAGACAATCGAGAGCAGCCTCACCGTGCGCACATGGGTGGCAGTCAAATTGGAAACCCCTGCGATCGTGCTCTTTTTTACCAGTTCAGATGGGCCTGGCACGCAAAGCCGCCAGGTAGAGTATTGCGCCTATTACAGCGAGGGCATGAAGAAGAAAAAAAAGTAGTAAATGACCTAAGGTCTATCGGGGCAACTGTTCTGCCGCTTGATCCGGCTAATGGCGAGCAGTGGTATTTCTGGGAACATGGCGGACACTTTGGCCTTTCTTTGGATGGCGCTTTAAAAGACCTTCCAGGCTATGAAGGCTGGATGGCAATGGAGATCAAGACAGCCGGCAAAAAGTCATTCACAAAGCTAATAAAGGCTGACAACGTGGAGGCTTGGAACGCTCAATACTGGGCGCAGATCCACGTCGGTATGCACCTTGCCGGCATTGATAAATGCCTTTATGTGGTTGTTGAAAAAGACAGTGACAGTATATGGACAGAAGTCTACGAGGCGGATCATGCCTTGGCAGAGCGTATGCTAAAAAAAGCCGGCAAGATTATATACGCCGAAGATCCGCCTGAAAAAATCAGCGAAGATCCCGGCTGGTATCAGTGCAAATTTTGCGATCACTGGCCAGTGTGCCACGGAAACAGAGTGGCAGAAGTTAACGAGCGCACGAATATACACTCAACGCCAATGCCTGACGGCACATGGTCTAACGATAAAGGTGAAACATCAATCAGTGTAAGCGACCAAAGAAAGGCGCAAGCTTCGCACCTTATGCGTCCTGACTTGGTGCCGTATGCAACTGCCGTTAACAGCGACGGAAAGACATTTATTGAATATGACAACGGAATGATCAACCACATTGACGGAGCCGCAGGCGGGCGCAACTGCTACACCAGCCAAGAGATGCACGCATCAGAAAAACCTCTACCGCTTGATAGTGATGCCGAAGACATACGTCAAAAGTTTTCCGGCAAGGTGGGCAAAAATGAATAAAATTATTCTTCGAGACTACCAAAAAGAAGCGATTGATAGCGTTTGGAAATACTGGTCAAAGACGAAGGGAAACCCGCTCATTGTCGCCCCTTGCGGGGCCGGAAAGTCTTTAATTATTGCCGACCTAATCCAACAGCTTCACCAGGAACACGGCGCAAGGGTTTTGATTCTCACGCACAGGGCCGAGCTATTGCAGCAGAATGAGGCAGAACTGCAAAAACTATTGCCGGGCGCAAAGACTGGTTTTTTTAGCGCAAGCCTGGGGAAAAAAGAATACTTTTCGCCAATCACCTTTGCCGGAATACAAACTATAGAAAAGAACCTTCATAATTTTGACCCTTTCGACATTTGCCTTATTGATGAGTGCCACCTGTTGCCAAGAAGCGCCCAGACTCAGTACGGACGTGCCTGTACGCTATTAAAGCAAATGAACCCTAAGTGCCGTTTTGTGGGGCTAACCGCCACACCTTTTCGATTGGACAGCGGATCTCTGCACAAGGGCGAGGGCGCTCTTTTTGACAGCGTAACCTATGAAATCCCAGTGCAAAAACTGGTTGATAGCGGCTACCTTGTGCCAGTAACAGCAAAGCGTGGCGTAACGGTTGCCAATATGTCAGGGGTAAAAAAACGGGGCGGCGATTTTGTCAGCAAAGAAATGGCGCAAGCTTTTGATAATGTTTTGCAAAGCGCTTGTGATGAAATAATAGAGCGCGGAAAGGGCCGAAAAGCGTGGATGGTTTTTTGCGCCAGTGTTGAGCAGGCCGAAACAACAAAGCAAATAATGATTCAATCAGGAGTAAGTGCAGAGTTAATTACAGGCGACACGCCAAGGGAACAGAGAAAAGACATTATTGATCAGTACAAGGCCGGCAAGGTTCGATGCCTTGTTAATGTTGACGTTCTTACGACAGGGTTTAACGCCCCTATAACAGACCTATTGGCGCTTGTCAGATCGACTGACAGTACGTCTCTTTATGTCCAGATTGTTGGTCGCGCTATGCGAACGCATCCAGGCAAAAAAGATGCGCTTCTTCTTGATTTTGGCGGCAATGTTGAACGACACGGGCCTATTGATGACGTGATAATAAAACAGCCCAGCGGGAGTGGCGACGCTGAAGCCCCGGCAAAGGCTTGCCCAGAGTGTCACAGCATATTGCCGTTGTCGTCTCGTCAGTGCCCCGACTGCCTGTATATTTTCCCGCCACCAAAGCCAAGCTATAACGGCACCGCTTTTGATGGCGCTGTAATGGCAAGCCAGAGAAAGCCGCAATGGATCAAAGTTGATAGCGCAGCTTACAAGCGCCACAAGAAAGAAGGCAAGCCGGACAGCGTTAGAATCGAATACAAGTGCGGCCTTAAAACTTACAAGGAATGGCTGCTACCAGAGCATAGCGGGCGAGCTAAAATTGAAACAGATAAAAAGATTCGAGATAGATATGGGGCTGAGGCACCTATTTCAAAAACCACAGATGCAATATTAGAAATTTCAGATTTTTTACGATGCCCTGAATTTATTTTAGTCAAACAGGAAGGAAAATATGAGCGAGTCGAACAAGTCCATTTTGGAAGCCAAGAACCGACAAATGCCGGGTGCGCCAACATGGCTTAAGTGTTGCGCAACCTGTGAAAAATTATCCGATAACGGACACTGTGAGGCTTTTGATGACTACCCGCCAATTCATTACATCGAAAAAGAAAACGACTGCCAAGAGCATGATCTTGCCCTGCCCTTCTGAGCATATTGAACAAAGGGATTTTGTATCGTGGTGGAGAAAGACCCAGGCCGATGACATCTTTGCAATCCCAAACGGCGGCAAGCGCGGAAAGATCACGGCGGCAAAGCTGAAGCTTGAGGGGGTAACGCCTGGCGTCTGGGATCTTTTTGTACCTGCAAGATTTCTTTGGATAGAGTTTAAGCGCTCCAGGCAAGGCACTCTAAGCACAGAGCAAAAAGCGTTCGGAACTGCAAGGCTAAGCGAGGGCTATACCTGCATGGTGGCATGGGGCTGTGCGGATGCCATTTTACAGATTGATAGCGGTATTCGCAGCGACTGGAAGCGCCCAAAGAAACCGAAGCACTAAGGCTCTATAAACTACGCCCCAAGGGTTTACAATAACGCACCGCTGGTTTATTGTTAACGCACGAATAACGAAAAGGAGAAGTGAGATGCACGCAGATTTGAGGTGGTTAGCAGAGATTGTGAGCCAGTGGGGA